TTTGCCCTGCCGAAAGCCTGGATGGCATTCTTTAGGTCCTCTACGGACTCGATCGGGTAGGAACCGTCAGGAAGAGCCATGCCTTGCTTGGCAAGATCTTCGCGTCTCTCCTGCGAGAACATTCTCTTGAAATATGCCTCGGCCAAAGCGGAGGGATCGTTTTCGTCGGCTTCCGCCGAAAGCATCTCGAATTCCACGAGAGACGACATGAAGTTCGCATCGGCTGCGGCTTTTTCGTTGTTCTCGTGTTGTGTGACCCATTCGTCGGGGAGGGAGCCCTCGAGCCCAAGAGCCTTGGCCCTGGCGATGATGTGAGTTCTCGCTTCTTCCCTCTTTTTGGAGCGTGGCCAAGCCATGACCGCATTTCGCAGGTCGGAATCGTTGGCGATCGGCATTTCCCCGTTCTCCATCGCCTCGCCTCGTTCTATCATTCCCTTGATGACGTTTTCGCCGTAGGCCTTTTTGAGCGCTATCTCGGCGGCTTCGGACTCTATTGCGAACGCCTCTTCTTGCGTGTAGGTGTCGTATCCGAGAACCTCTCCGTCCAATGACACGAAGACGTCGTACGATTTGCCGTCGACGCCCTCCACCTCGACCGCATACGTGTCAAAGCCCTCGAAGACGTCCGCCTCGACTGAAACCACGTCTCCATTAATGCTCTTCGTCGCGATTTCGGCGGCTTCTCCGAAACTGATCATTTGACTCGGCTGAAAACCGGACTTGACGTTGAGAACGTCCTCGTTCAGCATGTGCCAGCCCATGCACTCGCCAGTCGTGCCGTCAAAAAAGGCCTCGATCGGCTTTCCGTCTTTGCGCTCGACGTCTATTACGAATACGTCCGCCTTGTCGGAGTATCCCGAGTCGAGTACTTTGCCCATGAACATATCTTCGGCGACGCCCTCGATTTCGAGAAGTGCGGGCATGTCGCCCTCCTTCATGCAACCACCTGGGCAGTTTTCGCAAACAGAAGAATTTCCTGGATAAACTTTTCTCTCGATGGCGCACACGAATGGTTCGTTGCCCATTTCGCCGCTCTTGAAACCCATGGTTCGTAGACGTCTTTCCGACATCATTTTGCGACGGTCCTCGGGGGACATTTCCTCTTCCTCGTCGAGCATTTCATCTATCTCGGCGTAGTTTTCCTTTTCTTCGTCGGGGGTCGGCATCGGCTCGACTCCCTCCACGTATCCACCCTTGCCCATCGGCGATCTTCCGGAGGCCAATGAATCGAGAAGTTCCCCGTCTTCCGGCTCGTCCTCGTCGAGCATCAGGTCCTCCATGTCCTCGTCAAAATCCTCTTCGTCTTCTTCGTCCATCATCTTTTCGGAGTCAGACATCTCCATATCTTCCATGTCTGGGTCCTCCAGCTCCGGCATGTCTTCGTCCATCATCTCGTCGGACTCTTCTTCCGTCTCGTCCGACTCCTCCTCCATGTCCTCGTCCTCGAAGACGTCGCCGTAGGCTCTCATCGCGGCTTTTTCTTCGACCGTCATTTTCTTCTTTTTCTTGGGTGGCATGGGGGGAACTGGGGCACCTTCCTCTTGTTCTTCGTCCCACATCTTCACTTCTACGGCCATGGCGCCGCAAGCTTTACAGACTTTGTCGCCCGGCTTGTATCCGCACTCTCCGCCGGCCATGCCCTTGGCGCATTGAAGTACCTGACCATCGTCGCCGATTTTTACGGTCGCGCCGTTCTCAGATGCCATTTTTGCGCTCCTTGTATTGCATTGAGGACGAAAGACAACCTTTTGGGTTGACGCAACCGCCGCACGGAAACTGGCGCTTTTCGCCCGTCACCACGCAGTGATATTTCATCCGATTATTGTTGATTTGTGCAGGTTTAGCATAACTCATAACTTGCTCCCCGCGGTTGTAGTGGTCACCAGAACGACGTTTCATTAATCAGTTGACTTTACGGATTTCCGCCAAAGTAATAGTCGCTCGCGCCTCGCGGGAAACGCCTCGATCTGTTCCCCGGAGTTTCTATTCGGTCGGGAGGTCTTTTGCGTGCGTTTCTCGACCCCGAGGAAGCCCTATTTTGTCTCGCCGATTCACTTCTTTGCGACGAGTTGTCGGCCGGACGGGAACGATTCATTCTGTTTGATTCTGATCTATTGCTCGAGCCGTCCGCTCTCGCATTTCCGGATCCAGGAAGTCTGTCCACCGGGCGTCCTTGTCTCGGAGTCGGACGCATACCCGACTGCCTAGAATCCTCGGCTCTTTGCGAAGACCTGTCTTCCGGTCTTGATCTGTCCATTCTTGATGATTCCGCCCTGTTTGATGATTCGTCGTAGCCGGGACCACCCGCACCGCGAAGTCTGTCAACCGGCCTATTCGGTCTTGCGATTCCCTGACGCCTTGCTTCGTTTCTGTCCGAAGAAGTGTCGGCCGGTCGTCCTCTTTCCATACGAGAGCTTTCGGCTCTATTCGATGACTCGTCGTACCCTGGTCCGCCAGCACTGGGCAGTCTGTCGACTGGCCTGCCCTGCCTCGGAGCTGGTCGCATTCCGCCTTGGCGTCGCTCTTCGTTTCTGTCCGATGACCTATCCTCTGGTCGTCCTCTTTCCATACGAGAGCTTTCGGCTCTGTTCGATGACTCGTCATATCCAGGTCCGCCGGCGCTGGGGAGCCTGTCTACTGGTCTGCCCTGTCTCGGGGCTGGCCGCATTCCTCGCTGACGTCGCTCTTCGTTTCTTTCGGACGATCTGTCTTGGGGTCGCATTCCCTCCATTCGGGAGCTCTCGGCCCTATCGGATGATTCGTCGTAGCCCGGCCCACCTGCCACTGGCAACCTGTCTACTGGGCGACCCTGCCTCGGGGCTGGCCGCATTCCTCTTTGACGACGCTCTTCGTTGTCGTCGAACGAAGTGTCCTCGGGCCTCATTGCCTCTTGGCGTCGTTCTTCGTTTCTGTCCCATGAGTTCGGTGGCTCCATGCCCTGCTGGCGTCGCTCTTCGTTTCTATCGAAAGATCCGTCCCGTGGATCCGGTCTGCGAGCGGCGTTCAAATCGCCCATTCTGTTTTCGAAAATTCTTTTATCGCCTTCCTCGATTCTGTCCGCAGGAATGAAACCGCCATCTTCTCGTGCGATTCTGTCGAACCTTGCGCGCGCTTCGGTTCTGAATCTTCTTTCGCTCTCCGATCTGCCCGGGCCGCCCGCTCGTCTTTCCCTATTCAGTTGCACGCCCTGGCGAGCCGCCTCTTGGCGAACGAATTCTCGTCTTCTTTTTTCCATTCCGGAGGGTGCGCCACCGCCGACCGGCTTTCCATCCCTACGCTTGTAGGGTACGCGTTGTTCCTGCGGGGTTCCGTCAAAAATGTATCCGTCCCCGTCCCTGTCGATCATGTCTTGGGCGTTGCCACCACCGGCCAACGTTTGCCCCAATTGTTTTACCGACACGTCGAGCAATGCCCCTATGAGTTCGTTGGCCAAAACCGGCCCTATCGACTTCGCTTCGTGAATGACGATGCCGTGCTCGGTGGCGGTGCTCTCCATTTCGTAAAAAGACAGAACTTCGTCCAATGCCGATTTGGCTTTGTATATGGATTCGGTTCTCATGGGAAGAAACAAATCGTCGTCCGGCTCCTCCGACCCCAGATCGTTTAGCTCCGCCATGGCGATCAGATACTCCGAGGTCAGCGATTTACTGGAGTAGTTGCCGTTGTTTTTCATGATTCCTCCAATTGTAGGTCAGGATCAAATGATAAAAAGAAAGTTTCCATATAGCTATTTAACTTCGCCTACTACGCTGGCGACCCATGGGCAATCGCGAGACTATGCGAGAAAGATTCGTTTTGAATCTGGCACCTTCCAGCCTGTTCAAGTTGTAATTTCCCGTATTTTGACCCATTCCGTCCGCTTTCGCCGATTCGAGCATTTCTTTGGCCCTGTCGCTTGACACGAGGCCCAAAGATACGGCGTTTACGAGAAAAGCCGCCGACGCCCTGGATCCGCCCATTTTCATCATTTCAAGGGCTCCCGAGTCGACCAGGAAATCCACATCACGGGATGCTGATTTCAGCTCGTTTGCCATATCCAAAATTTTCGCAGCTTGCTTCACGATCGGTCTGGTTTGTGCGTTTTGTATGTAGTCGTCGACGGCGACGTTCACCCTGTCGTTCACCGTTTTGCCGATTGAATTGAAATTTCGTTGATCGATGTCGGATGCATTTCGCCCTCTTGCTGCCCCATTGATTTGCGCATTGGCGAAATCGCTGACGAACGATTCGAATCTTCTTGAATCGGCGTCCGCCGCCCACCTCTCGGGCCGGTCGTACGACGAAGGGGGGCGATTCTCGTCGTATCCGTAAGTTGACAATCCGCCCGGAAGATTGTAGAAAGGTAGTCCTCTTTCCCCACTCGAAGAAGATTCTCTGTTTTTGCCGCTCCTGGTGGAATTCCACGATTCCAAAATGTTCGCCATTTCGGGATTTTCGCTGGACAGGCGATCGCGCAATTGATTGTAGAAGTAGTTTCTTCTTCTCTGTAATTTGTACAGGTGATTTACCAGAGATTCGATTTCTCTTGCTTTGTTTTCCGTTCCCGACGGGTTGGTCTGGCTCCGCTTGGCCAAATACTCGAGTCTGCCCATCACCGTGTCCAATGACGCATCAGACGCGACCCACCCTTCCATTAGCTGCTGTGGCGATGCGTAGTTGGCCGACGGATAAGGCAACGATGCCCTGCCGTTTCTGTAATTGGACACCGCCGCCGAGACCTGATCCCGAGTTACCATGGCGCCGAATCGACGAGCTTCGTCGTTCGGGATTCGCAAAGTGGAGGGGAGGGCGGACGACATTCCGGCCGTCGGGTCGTCCGATCCGAACGGATTGAAAGACCTGTCGCCTCTGTCCATTTTCTTTGCCCCGCGAAGAGCCTGCAACCTGTCCCTGAACACCCTGCTCGATATTGCGTTTCTATTCGCCGTATCGATGATCACCCATCCGCCGTCGTGGGGTTTGATGTCGTAACGAGGAGGAATGAAATTACGACGACCCATGGCCGCGGTCGGTTCGTCCGGTGTTTCTTCCCCGTAGTACTCCGCCATGCGCTTCATTGCTTCGGAAGGTGTTTCTCCGAAAAACCCTATGTATGGTCCGCCCATTGATTCAATCATGGACGAACTCATCGGCCTACCGTTGAGATCCGTGAGCATGTCCTCGTTTCTCATCGTCGCTTGCGCCAGCCAATCCGAAAAACCTTCTCCGAGTTCTTTTTTCTTGTCGTCTAGCAATCTCCTGAATGCGTTTCTTCGTCGCATCATGTTCATTTCCTCTACCCGGGCGTAGGGGTCCATGGCCGCCAACCTGCGGATCGTCGCCGTGTTTCGGCCTCTGTCCACGTATTCTTCTACGGCGCTTGGAGAAAGACCCGTTATCCCGGAAAGTCTCGCGAATATTCCCGTCGCCCCGCGTGCATCGAAGTCGCTCGCCCTAGTCGGTTCGAAGGCGTCACTGGTGAAATCGCCGGTTCTTACGGCCACTTCGACCATTTCGTCGTGGCCGAGCATCATTGCGTAGTGATATATGTCGACCAAATCGTCGTCGCTCGGATCGTTCCAGTTTCTGGACGGCAAATCGTCGAACCTCGCCCCTATCCTTCTGGCGACGGTCTCGTATTTATCATCTCCGTAAATCTCAAACAAACGCGTATCCAGCCATGCTGATCCGCTTATTATCGGCAAATCGGGCTGTTCGGAAGACATGCTCGCAGTTGGCCCGTCGGAAATTATCTGCGCTATCGCCGCTTTGCCTTCGTCCGACTCGAAATACCTGCGCCTTATTTCCGAAGATATGTTGGATATGCGATTTTTTACCGAATCGGCTTTTACTTTGAATTCCGCCGAATCGTATCTTCCATCCCGCTCGAACCCGAACAACTCGTCGACTGCCTCGTTGAACTCCCGTATCAGATCTTGCAAGTTCATTGACGAGTAGTTGTCTCGCACCGACATGGCGGCCGTGGGACCCATCTCGTCCGAAGACGTCATGCGACCGAAATTGTTCGAAATTCTCGCCGCCGTTTGCAAGTTCGCATCTTCCGGAATGACGAAACCGAGGGACGACGGCGACACAGAACCATCGGAAATTCGTGCGTAAAGTTCCGCCAACCTGTCGTTTGACATTGCGTTTCGATAGGTTTCCAAGTCGTGCGAGGATAGCCTCGCTCTCAGTTCGTTTTCCTTCATGCCTGTTACGCGCGAAAGAGCTCGGATCGCATTTCCCCTTCTGTTGGATGCGATGATTGAATTGAAAGCGCTTGATATAGAGGCATTTTTTGCGAGCTCGACTCTCCTCGCGGAACCGACCGCCGGAATCGCGTAACCAGATTCCGCCGAGAACGTGGGAACCTCGAGCGAGCCCTCCAATCTGTATCCGGCTTCGTCCACCGTCGCCCTGAGGCCGCTATCGTCAACGGGGTCGGAGGACCTGACCCGCATTGTTCTGTTGGCAGCGGCGATCGCATCGAGATGGGCGATGGCTTCGGAATTGCGCGATGGCCCGGCCCTGAATGCGGTTTCGAATCTACGCCTCGACTCTCGAGCCACCAAAGCCACTTGATCGGTCGACATGTCCGAAAACATCCTGTCGTTTTCGCCGTACTGCCAATACGAGAATGGGTTTTCCACTCCGTCCCGATTGGTTAAACCGGACATTGAGCCCGTCGGTCCGTCAAAGGCCGATGATCTGGCTCTCGAGCGTCTCACGTAGTCGGCGTATTGGTGACTCGTCAACTTCTTGGTCGAAACTCCGAGTCCTGCGGGGGATGGTTGGTGCCTTACGGGAAGATTGATGTCGCTTGGTTTCGGATCCGGCGCGTCTTTGGAGTTGATGAATTCCATGTCGAAAGACTGTTGCAGTCCGCTTATCGGGTCCACTCCGTGCAATTCGTATCCGGCTAGACCCCTCGCTCTGGCTTGTTCGGCCGTTAGCCCACGTTTCGGCACAACCTCCAATGAGAAGAGTTGTTGGCGCCTCGGGACCCCGTCAGCCACCGATCCGTAGACGAAGGAGATTCCGAATCCTCCGTCCTGACCCTGTTTTATCATTCCAAGAACAGAGGCTGCGTTTTCGGGAATTCGTATCGAAAAATCGTTCGGAATTTCAAAATGAACTCCGGACTGTCTGCTCTCGACGACGTTAACTCCGTTGTCCAAAGTTTGAAGTACTCGCCTATTCGGGTCAAAACGGGTCTCCTCTCTTTTTCTGGACGAAGAAGGGCCGGGCCTTGGTGGTTGCTCCGACCCGGGCTCCCCCCGAGAGGACGAGCCATCGTCGTCAAAAAGCGTCTCGCGTTGACCGTTGACGGCTCGCATCATGGTCTCCCATTCGATTACGGCGGCCGAATGAACTTCGCTTTCGTCTTTGTCCCTCCAATCGATCATGTCCGGATCAAACATGTCGGGGTCGGCGTCCCACCTAGAGGCAAGGTCGAGCATTTTGCCCAAGACCCTGACCGTGTTGATTCCGTCAACCTCGGCGTCATGAGCACCGCTCACTTTTATTCCGAAGTAATTGGTTAGGGCCTCGAGCGAAGTGGACGGCTCCCCCGTGAAATATGGTTTCCCGGTCTTCTTTGAAATGCGCTGAGATCTTTTTAGCGGACCGGTATAGGACTTCCAATAACGAGCTCCATATTTGGGGTAAGAAACCCACTTGACCATGTCCCATACGTCCGGATGGCGTTCGTTGAGTAGTTTCCGCATTCTCGCCCTGTCCAACTCGAAAATTGAGTTTGCTATTGCGAGAGTGTCTATCCATCCACCGATTTCGTAGTCGGGAAGCATTTTCTTGAATACCGGAAGATCGAACTGCTCGAGATTGTGGCCCATCAAGATCGCATCTTCTCCGATGAATTCCAGCAATTCTTTCATGACCATTTCGGGGTCGTCAAAAGTCGCGGCTAGTTCGTCGGTGATCGGAACTCCGTCCCTCTTCAGGTTGTCCTTGGACCACTGGGAAAGTCTTACTCCCTTGGGGTTCATGTAACGTATCAATCTGTCGACTACCTCTCCGTTGACGACTTTGAATACGGCGACTTGCAACGGAGCCCCAAAGTCCCTGGCTTTTCCGGCAACCATTCCGGTCGTCTCCCAGTCGATCATGTAGACGGTATTCGTCTTCATGAAATCGGCCAATTCTTTCCAGCTTCGCACGCCGTCGAGAACGCTCTTTATCTTTCCGCCCCACGGACGAACCGCCTTACGGAACGGGTATTTCGGAACTCTTCGGCCGTTATCGTCTATTTCGTATCTCCAAGTCCTTCTCGTGGGAAACTTGGTGCCCCTATTTGGTCTTTCCATTCTCCATCGCGTCATCATTCTGCTTTGATCTTTTTGCCTCGCCTCTATCGCCCCAATATCTCCACCGTCCAATGCGCGAGCAGCCACCGACGGTGCAATCGGATTGGCTAAGGTTCCCTCGATGCTGTCGTGCGGATAGTCTCCTCTTTCCTCCGTTTCGGTTCCCGCCGGACTCGGCTCATCGAACATGTACTCGCGAGTCGTGCGTGATTCCCTCCGCCTTTCGTCGGATCCGGAACTTGCATAGTCGTCCCGAGTTTCCCGACGCCCGTCTTCGGGTTCCACTCTTGGTGTTTCGTTGGGTGATGCCGATGCAGGACGAATGCGCGAGACATTGAAAGTTTTTCTTTCGCCCGCCGAGACGACCCCCTCCTCGTCGATAACCAATTCGGTTCCGACCACGTACGTAGAGGCACCCTTTTCGTCAGGGGTCGCTTTTCTTAGTTTTCCTTGCTCCGCATCCCATACGCCATTCATCACTTCGACGTCGCGAAGGCGTCGCTTCTTTAGCGTTTTTTTGTAACCTCTTCCGTCGGGAGTAGAGGAAGGATAAGAAAAAATTAAATCGTGTGCGAATCCGGTTTCCGAAGAAAGAGATGCGGCTTTCTGGGCCGCGGCGATGACCGAGTCGGAGCTGTCCCCTTCTATGGTAACCGTCCCGTCCGTCTCCGCGTCGGCTGGGGATACGGAAAATGCTCGTGTCGGCTCCCGCATGGCTTCGCTAGCGGACCTGGCTTTTGCTTTTTGGGCTTCTTCGCGCGAACCGCGATACATCACTATGTTCGAAACGGCAACGGCAACGGGCTTCCCGGATTCGTCGGTCCCCAACAGGTGTAGTTCGGCTCGCCTTGCCGGGCTTGATTCTTCGAGCGGCTCAAAGACGTAGCCACCCTCTTCTCTGCGTGCAATTCTTCCGAATACCAATTCGGGGGACGAAATGGCCAAGTAGCGCGAAGATGGGGACAGCTCGTCGCCCGCGTTTTCGTGTCCATACGTGTTGATCAACATCGCCTTGTTCGTCGCCCTAGATCGATCGATGAGGTCTTTGATGTCCTCGAAATATCCGTTACCCACGATGAAAACCGAGTCGTCGGTTTCTACTATCTGTCCGTCCTTCTTGCCGTCGCCGTACACCGTGTCAACTTGACCTTCGTAGTAGTTGTAAATAAAATATTGGGCTTTGTAGCTCGACAAAGGCCTAATGTTCCCCAATCGTGATTCGATTTCGTGCTCAACCTCCCACGGTTTCGGATACGAATCGCCGACACCGAGAGCCTCGTCTAGTGCTCTCGTCCTGAGTCGTTGGAATCGTATGTCCGCTCGGTCTTGCAAGAATTGCTCACCGACCATGGACCGCATCGTTATTTCTTCTCCCTCCCTTCTCGCCGGGAATTCGGGCCAATTTTGGACGGAACCATAATTCCCGGGGTTGGATTCGTTTTCTGGATGATTCCATGCATAGAGCCACTCTCCATTGGGGGCGAATTGGTATTTCCTAACCCTCACGTAGTGCATGCGCGCGGCGGGGTGGTCCATGCCGACTTTTTTCAGCTCATAAAGCGTTTCCTCACCGGTCTCTGGATCCACGTACCTCCATCTCATCTTGAATGGATCTCCACCGGCGGCGATTTCGTCCACTACTACTTCGTCCGATTCGTGAGGGTTTTTTCTCAAATTCGTGCGCGGAGCGTTTATGCGCTCCGCCTTTCTGACGAGACCCTCAAAAACGATCATTTCAAACGGGGTCATATCGAGCCCGTACCGGACCTTATCCGCCAACTCGAACATCTGGTCTTGTTCCGATACCGGCATTCGGGAGAAGTCGATCAACCTGTTGTTGTCCACCGGGTAGAAACGGTCGCTTCGCTCGACCAGGTCCATGCCCTTGCTGGTCGGAGTCGGCTTGTTTTCATCCGAGGACATTGATGCGATCGGCTCATCACCTGGCATCGCTCCCCTGAGTGCGCGTCTATCACCGGAACTTGGTCCGATGCGGAGCGCCATGCTCGCAATCGGACCGTCGTAGACGTAGCCGTCTGGGGCCAAATCCGGATCGGAAAGAAGCGTGTCGACATCGACGAATCCATCCCTCTTGTGTTGTTTTACGGCTCTGGCGAATATCGCCGGCGACAATCTTGCGTAAAGATCCCTCTCCGCCTCGTGCATCGAATAGCCGCCCCACCTCGTCGAGACTCCGACGATCGGTTTCAAGGGGGCCAAAATTTGCGTTTCGTTGGAGGTTCCGACGACTCCTTGCGATATTTGCGAGTCCTTTTCGCCGGCGACCAACCAGGTTCCTCCTCGGGTCGCCATGCGTTGCCACCACCACGCCATGTACTCGTCCACGGTTTTTCTGGATTCTCCGAAATTGGACTGTCTCCATTCCGGCGGATTTATTTGGACGTCCTCGGGGATATCGGACAACGCATATCTTGCGTAATAGCTTCCTATGCCTCGTATCGCTTCCCATATGTCTATTTCCGCCGAAAGGTAATTTCCGCCGGAGCGTTCGAGCGCCGCGACGGCTTTTTCGTACCTGAGGACTTGTCTTTCTGTCGGCGGTATCAAGTCGTCAAGTTTGGCGACCAACTTGGATAAGTCGTAATTCGGATACGACGCCTTTAATCTTGCTAGATCCAACACTCCGTCCGAAGGAGCGATTCTTTCGTCAACCCATCTTTTGAGGGCCTCCGAAGACTCTTCGTCCAAAAGCAACCTGTTTTCACCGGACGCCAAGAAATCCCTTAGTTTTTTGGCGCCATTCAACAATTTTCTTTGCGCTCGGGCTGTGCCGATGAACAATCTCGAGGAGTTTTGGTTAAGTAGAGCGGTATTCCCGGCCACGCCGACTCTCTGCCCGGCTATTCCCTGCGTTTTGCCGGGATCCAGCAATCCTCCGTCCAACATGTGTGGGCCCTTATGCGCGACGTAAACCATGTCGGAACCCTCGGTCGCCGCATAGACGGATCTCGGACTGGAAAGCGTGCGAATGTAATTCGACTCTCTGCCGAGCATGTCCGCCACTTCCGACGGAACGTCCTCCAAGTCGACCATATTCTGCGATGTACGGGTTTTTTTGCTCTCGGCCATGAACCGACGCATGTCGGATTCTTTTTTGGCTATGTCGAGTTTTCTGGCTATGCGTTTTCTAAAATTTCTCCTGCGGTCGGCGATTACGCTCGCCACTTCTTCTTCGGTGGCGTTGGGGTTTTGTTGGCGAGCATAATTTGCGTAGGTTTCGTCTATTTCTTCCGAGCTCAGATTGAACGGCTCAGGAACGTCAACCTCGCCCACCCATTCCCCTGATTCGTTCCTTCTTCTGCTTCCCTCCCTGGCGTCTATGCCTCGCTCGAATATGAATTCATCGAGCATGTTTTCGTTGGCGAACCAGAAGGAAACTCCGAAATCTTCGCCCAACCATTCGCCGGTTTCGTCAAAGTGACGAAGAGCTTGTTCGAGTCCCTCGACTCGTTTTTCTGAAATCTCCACGTCGCCATCCAACTTGTCCAATTTCTTCGCCGTGGCCTGCGTCACCGAACTCTTTAGTCTCGCCGCATCACGCAAAGATTCTCTCAGCGGAGTGGTTACGAGAGAATCGTCGGTCAATCTCCTGGAAAGAATGGGCGACTGTCTTCCGTCGTCGAGGATCACCCTGTCGCCCTCGGCTCCACCCAGTAAAACTCCGCTCAGTTTGGGCAACGCATTCCTGTCGTCTCCGTTGAGAATTTCTCTTCCGATCAATGACGAAACCGACAGTTCATCGTCGCCGGTCACGCGCACCAGAGAAACGTTTTCCCCGTCGCCGCTATCCCTCCTCGCCGAACTGGATATCGCATACTCCGTCGGTCCATCACCGAAGTCGGCCGTTATGACCCTCTTGGAAGTTCCGGACATCGAGCCGACCGGACCGTCTCCGATTCTGTTCCTGACTATCACCCCGTCTCCGTCGATCAATTCGGAATAGAGACCGTTCTCATCGTAAAAAATGCGACCGGAAACTATGCGTCTTCTCATTTCTTTGGACCCGATGTCGATTCCGAGTTTTCGAAGTGCCGAGGCTCGTTTTTCCACCACTGCAGACGGCGAAACGACGGAGCCCATGGATTCGGACACGTCCATGTCCCCCATTCCGTTGACCCAACCGATGACCGCCGACGTCTCCGAATCGTCCAGTAGGTCTCCCCTGTCGTTGAGGGCGTTTCTGACCATCTCCCTAGCCGGAGTAGATGAAGCCATGACCTTCAGGGCGTGGGCGTTGTAGCGCGACAAAACGACGGACGGGCTCATTCCCAGACTTCTCGCCGCTTCCGCCACGTCTCCGTTTTTTCTGTCAACCGTATTGAATACGTTGGCGTTTATGCTCGCATCCAAATCAAGTGGGTCGTGTTCTCCGTTGGCCATTTTTACGACCGCATCCGCCAAGTCGGTGACTCTGCCGACCGTTACGTGCGCTGCTTCGGCCGTGCTGGTAAATGGACCGGTGTATGCCTCGTCTAGTTTTTTTACGTCGTCACCGATTTCGGAAATTCGTCTTCCGAGATTGTTCGCCAAAAGGCGATCTATCTTGTTGCTAATTTGACGACGCAAACGCATCATTGTCGCCACCCTAAATGCCTGAGGGTCGGTTAGTCCGCCGGTGCCACGGAGTGACTCGAACATTTGCATGACCGTCGGGTCTAAGCGTTGTTTGGTTGCCCTCCCGGTCGTGGGAGACGTTTCACCTTTTGGGCGCCTGACGGTTCCAGCCGCCTGGTTTCTCCGACGGATACCCATGGACGACGTCGGCTCGTCGGTGATCATTGCGTCTCGCAATTTCGCCAGTGCTAGTTGTTCCATTCTTCGTATTGCGAATCTGTCCATTCCGAGTCTTTCCGCAGACTCTTCTAGGAGTTCTCCATCGAATCTTCTTCTGAGCAGATCGGACTCATCCTCGGAAAGCGTTGCCGCTGCATCGTCTATCATGCGTCGCCCGACCCTGTTGGGGCTCGTTTCGCCGAACGCCCTGAGCGAACGACTATGGCGCAATTCAAGTTGCCTCGCCTCTTGTCTGCTGATGCCGTATTTTCTGGCCATGTCCTCTAGGGACGCATTGTCGTATGTTCTTTCAAGCCAAATTTTTCTACCCAAATCGTTCTTATTCGTTCTTGCCATGGAGGCAGTCGGGCCCTGGGTGGACGACGGTCTGTTTTCGTCGTCTATGCCCATGAGACTTCTCATCTTTTCGTAGCCGACGTCCTTGAGCCGATCTTGCGTCCGTTCTTGAATTGCGTGGCCGCCCTCGACCTGCATTACTTCATCGTCTTCGTCCGGTTCCCGAAGAGCTTCCCGAAGAGCTTCGCGAATGTTTTCGGGAACTTCTCTGCTCGCCATCGCCGCGACCGGTTCGATGATCTGCGTCGTTTGCGGCTGTCTGGCTGGTTCTCGGCGCGGAACCGCGGGCACCGGCTCGCGAACCGGTTCTCGCACCGGAGACGGAGTGGTCGGTTGTGGTCTCGGTTCCCTCGTGGGGCGAGACGGCGTTCTTGGTTTTACTTTCTCTCTTTCCGGTTTTTCCACGGGAACCGTCTGCGGTTTCTTCGGCTTCTCCGGTATGACGTCGGGCGCCTCCCTATCCGGATCCGGAACGGCCGGCATCATTCTCGGAGCGTCGGGTCGCGAAACGACTCTTCCCCTTCTCTTCGGACGAGTTTTCGGCTTTACTCGTTCAACGAATCTCTCTCCGGCATCGACGTTTGGGAGACCGAAAGGCGTTGGATCGGGAACTCCGCGACCGAAATTTATGGTCGGTATTCCCTCGAGTACCAGCCTGTCTTGATCAGCGTCCCTGGCCGTGGCGGGGTTCATATTTACCGCCAGCATTCCTAGGGGCGTAAGTGCTTTTTTTTCCGCACCTACGATCTTTTCCGCTACGAATTCTTGCGCCTCGGGGGTCAAATTTCCGAATCCACCGAGGATGAAGCCGTCTTCGAACATTTCCACCGTGAATCCGAGTTGTTTGCCGAGACTGGAAAGTTTGGAATGCGTAACTCTCGCTTTTTCGTCCTTCACGAACGGTATTACCGCATCGCAATCGCCCTTGCCGCCGGCGCATCCGGGGCAACAACTGGAACCGACCGGCTTGGTCGGCATGGACACGGTTACTTGATTCGTCTCGCTGGGCGGATTGATCCTGCTACCGGTCGAGTCGTTGGTCGGTATGTATATGGTCTCCGGTTTTACCTGTTGTGCGGTGCCGAACATGAATTCATCGCCGTCAAAGTGGTACGCAACTCTCATCGTCTCGGTCGCCGTTCCCGCACCCATTTCGAATATCGCTATGTCGTTGTCCGCGGTTATCAATCGAACCGGTCCCCCGAAACGCGTGGCGAGAGCTCGCGTTAGTTGCGAAGCCCTGCCGAACGCCTCGTTTTGATTTGAGTTGTAGGCCTCGTAGATGGCCGCGACATGATTCTTCGTCTCCACTTCGTCGTGGTCGTCCTTCTTTTTTTTCTTGGATTTTTCGTATCTCTCGAGTAGCTTTCGCCCCTTTGCGGCCAACTTCGCCGCATCCTCCATGTTCTGGGGTACGGGCTCGCCCCAAGCCGCGGCCGACAATGCGAGTCTGGTCGGCTTTCCGTCGGGTTTCTTCATCGGGCCGCTTGGGTTGGTGAAAAATCGCGTCAAGAAAGATCCTTTTCGTCTCATTTTTTCCGGGGTGTCCGCAGGTCCCTTGACTCCCGGCTTGAGATTCGCACCTTCCGTTCTCTTGAAATGTCTTCGGCCCGCGGCGGTGAGACCGCCTTTCGGGTCTCGCAATACCTCGCGCTTTATCTGTACCTCGTCTTTGTTCGAGGTCTCGATGTCGTCCGCTTTTATCGATATCGTCCCAGTCAATTGGTTCGCTCCGTGCAGTACCGGGGAGACTTCGTACAGTTCGACCTCCTTCAGCAGATTGGCACCCTGTACGGGATCGAAAACGGCATCCAAAGTTTTATAACCGATCGACCATTCCTGTTCCAAACCGAAAAATGAGACGTTGGCGAACGCCTCTTTGCCGCGCTCGGACTTCATATTGAATTGCACCCTGACGTACAAACCGCCGATTCCGGCTTTTCTCATCTTGGACGGCAACCTCGGATCGTTCGGTCCGACCTCGTATATGTCCAAAACCTTTCCGATAGGCTCATTCCAGTTGTGGCCCCAAACGACTCTGGGCTTTCTGCGCTTCAGCGATCCGGCGAAACAGCCGGGCAGGCATATGTCGCCGACGGAATCCTTGTTTCCTATCCCGGCGGCGAAAGCCTCTACTATTCCCTCGGCCTCGTCTATGTTGAACTGTGCGTTCAGCGACTTATAGGAATAGTCGGAATCTTGCAGAATTTGTTCGTCATTCATCGGCAAGCGTCAATAATAAACCACGATCGGCGAATCGCCGGAATGAACTACGGTGTTTTTAGTAAAAGCCTCGCGGTTTACTAAATCAGAATCCGAAACGGACCTTGCAACGACAATTCATCGTCAAGTTCATCGGAGCCGAAGGGTCACCGGGGAACCGAATGTCCTGCCCTCCGACGCTGAACGGTTCGTAGACCGGAACCGTATTGCCGTGTAATACGGCGTGCTCCGGTCTTACTTTTGCGTCTTTTTCGGATACCCACGTCTTCGTCGCTGCGCCCACCGATCTTCCCGCCATGTAGGAGCCGGCGTTGAATGCGGCGTGCGCTTCGTGCTCGGCTATGGTCCTTTTTCGCTTGCTGAGCAGGTTGACGAATATGGCGATGAGCGCCGCCTTGAGCATGCCCATCTTGTCCTCTCCGCTTCCGAGAGACGAAGCTATTAGCGTCGCTGCGGCGATTTCCTCGGCGGTCGTTTCATTGATTTTTTGAAATCTTTCTATTTGTTCGTTGAGGTATTGGGCCGACTCCGATTCCTCCATTTCCGCCGGCATTCCAGTTTCCTGACCGACGAGCATCGTGGCGTCGTTCATTATTCCGCTGAGAATCGGACGCATGTCCTCGTTCAACTGTTTGTCCCAAATCCTCTGATCAAAAATGTTCTCCGGATCGAGATTTCCCGCTTCAAGCGCTTTTCTCGACTTTGAACCGGAGGCTTTTTCTAGGATTACTCGCTGCTGTCTCTCGATGAATCTTTCCAGCGACGAGTCGAGGATCTCTATCCATCTTTCGAATGATTCTTCCGCTTTTACGTCCCACTCGTCGTGAAGCGACTTCGTTCTTATTTGCTGGTCGAAAGCCGAAGCTTGGCCCATTTGGGTTGCCTGCGCTTCGGCCACCGCCTCTGCGTTTAGGGCGGCGGTCATGCCCTCCGCCGGAATCTCCGACTCCGGAGCTCCGGGGATCGGAGGAATCGGCTGTGTCGCACCGGGAACCCCAGGGACCATCGGACCCCCTGGAGCGCCGGCGGGCGGTGCACCCGGAGCTCCAGGCGGTTGGGTCGGGGTCCACTTCTTGTTCGTGTATCCGATCGGAGTCAAGTTCGGATTGGAGAGCATCGCATCCATGAGTTCGGAATCGATCATCTTCCTTCCGGCGCCCTCCCTGTATTCGTTGCCACTTATTAGGCCGCTTTGGTATTCGCTCATGAGATACCTGTCTCGCTCCTGTTTGTAGAGAACGAGGACGGGAACGTCCGTGACGTCGAAATCTATGTAGAACTGCTCGTCCAATTCGTCCAACCCGCGGGCTATCGTCTCGAGGTGCGGAAGCATGGTTTCGTTCCAGAACACTTTGTGTTCTTCCGCCGCATTGGAGAAAGTTCTCCCCGCCGCGTTTCCGATCACCGATTCCGGAACTCCGAAGGCGGCGAGAATCTCCTCTTTTTGGATCTGCCTCATCTGAACGTAATTCGCATCCCTCGGGCTTTGGCCGGTATCCACGAAGTCGACTCCCTCGTCGGATGAGACGACCGTAACCGCTCCGGCTCTATTGATATTTCCCCTGAAGCGACTTCTCAATTCGTCCTTGTCGTCGTCGTCTATTTCGCCCCTTACCACCAGCAAGCCGCCGGGGCGCCCGTCGTTGAGAAGGAAATTTCGGTTGTAAATCTTGGACAAATTCTCTATTTCTATGGCTATTCCCGCCGACTCCATCGGCGTCAAGGAGAGGTAAGGATCGAGCGGGTGCGGCTTGCGTATCCAAACGACGTCCTCCGGTTTTAGCACGACCTTGGTTCCGTTTCGCATATCTACTTCGTAACCGGAAACGAACTTTTTTGGGTCGGGGATCGGCGCCGTATGTTGCGGTGGGAGAAGTTGTAGCGCCATCAACTCTCCGTCTCGTCCGCGAATCTTCTCTATGAACGCACCGCGCGAGGACATCAACAACTGCGAAGAAAGTCTGTACCTGAAAACGAAAGAGTTTTCACCCATGTTCGATTTGGTGTTGAGTATCTCCAGAATTTTTCTGTCGGATTTGCGTACGATTCTTCCCGCAGGATCGTTGTTTTCCCGCAAGACGACGGGAAGCCGAGATTGATTGCCGGCGATCGCGTCTATGCACCTATTGACCCAGGTGACTTTTTGAAAACCCTCCCTATAGGCGCGCTCTATGTCCCAAGAGTCCCTATAGGGTTTGCCTACTTGCGACGGGTTGTAGGCAACGGGCGCACCAGGGTTCAGCGCCTTTGATCTGGCGCCGCCGATGCTCTTGTTGGAAGACGAGTTCCAAGCCATTTTTTATGCTTACTCCATCCCCAGCAAGTAGCCGACAGCACCGCAGGAAACACCCACGGTGATAAAGCCGACAGCCGGATTTATCAAAAACGTACCTATCCCAGTGAACAGTATAAATGAAAATACCAACAAATTGGCGATTGATGATCTCGACCTAGCGCGGACCAAGAACTGTCTCAATTTGTCCAAGGACTCACCTCTCGTTCGTAGCGTTATTTTCGTTGACGTGAATAATCTAGCCTAAGGTGTAATTTGGATTGGCAATGAGCACCACGGACTGGGACAAAGTACTCGACTGGCTTCAACCGAAGAAGCCTCTGTTTTGCCCGGAGGAGGCCTCAATAACCCAAAAAGTGTTTTTGAGAACCAACGCCCTCGAGGCTTTATTCGGTGGCGCAGCCGGCGGTGGCAAATCGTCCGCCCTCCTCATGGCCGCCATGCAGCACCTGGACGTGCCCGGATATTCGGCGATCTTGTTCAGGCGTACTTTCGCCGACCTCTCGTTGCCGGGGGCCTTGATGGACAGATTCAGGAACTGGATATCCAGTTACGACGAAGTCCACTGGAATAGCAACACCTACGTGGCGACCTTCCCCTCCGGGGCGAGAATTTCGTTCGGATACTTGAACAATCAGAACGACTACCTTCGTTACAAAGGCTGCACCACCCCCGATACCGAAGTTTTGACCTTTTCCGGATGGAAACCGATCACCCAAGTGAAGGTTGGCGAATTGGTCGCATCAATGAATCCCGAGACACGGGAATGGGATTATCAGCCCGTCACCCATACTTGGACCTACGACCACGACGGACCAATCTACGGCCCTCGCGAGGGTTCCGATGTGTCTTTTGCCGTTACCGAAAACCACACGTGGTGGGCGTCGACGCCGAGAGTCAAAGAACTGAGAAAGTACAGGACCGATCAATTGCCGAAGGTGGCTCGCTTTCCGCAGGCCGGAGAATTCGTGGGCGGCATTGACCCCGGTGCCGCCATGTTTCCGCGTTCACTGCGGGGACACCAGAATAGTTCCGATTTAATTTTTAGTGCCGAGGACTGGGCAACTTTTCTTGGGTGGTACATCGCCGAAGGATGTACGAACAAGGGAACGGTACAAATATCACTGCACGACAAACACAGCAGAAACGGCAAGAATTCCCTAGCGGACATTCTCGAAAAATCCGGCTCCCATGTCCGCGATACTCCAAGACAATTAACTTTCACCAACTCCAAACTTGCTTCTTGGCTCGATGAAAACACTGGTAAGGGTGCGCAAAATAAACGTATTCCAGACGAGGTTTTTGCTTGGAAAGCGAGGTATTCGCGTCTTCTTTTGAACTCACTGGTAGAGGGGGATGGAACTTGGAGGACGCCAAATAGCGGTCACTATGTGACCGTTTCGCGAGAGTTGGCCGATGGCGTAATTCGCCTTGCGCAACATTGCGGTTTTAGGGCGACGCTGGACGAACGTCAAGACAAAACGGTGACCCCGGACGGGAAAGAACATGATGTGCTGGCGTTTCACGTGCATCTTCTTCATCGCGCGGGATCGGATACCGGGATAAGTCTAAATACCGATCTCAACCCCATAGTCTCAACCCATTACAAAGGAACGGTTCATTGCCTTACGGTTCCGCCTCATCATACGTTTCTTACGAGACACAACGGCCGAGTGGTGTGGACGGGAAACTCGGAATTTCAGTTCATAGGCATGGACGAGGTAACCGAAATACGAGAAAACGACTACAGGTATCTTTTCTCCCGACTGAGGCGCCCGTCATCGGGACCGCTGGCAAAAATCCCCCTGAGAATGCGGGCGGCGTCCAACCCTGCCCCGAACTGGGTGAGGCAGCGCTTCATAGTGGAGGGCACCTCAACGGGTAGGGTATTCGTTCCATCCAAACTGACGGACAACCCAGGAATCGACGCTTTTTCCTATCGGCAAGCACTGGCATCACTGGACCCCATAGAACGCCGACGCCTCGAGGAAGGTGACTGGTGGGCGACGACGCTGGGAACCATGTTCGATAGGACTTCTTTTGTCATCATTGACCCCAACGAAGTTCCCAAGGTCGGCCCAACGGCTAGGGCATGCAGGTTTTGGGATCTGGCGGCCACCGAGCCGAGTTCGTCCAACCCTGATCCCGACTGGACCGTCGGAACGTTGATGCTTTTTGAAAACGGCGTGGCCTACGTTTTGGACGTGAAAAGAGCGAGGGTCAAGGGCGAAAAAGTGGAGCAAATAATCGCACAAACCGCCGCCGAGGACGGACCGGCCGTGGCCGTGAGAATGGAACAGGAACCCGGATCCTCAGGAAAAGCCCTAGTAGACCAATACTCCAGGTACGTGCTTCCCGGCTACGATTTCATGGGCATAAGGTCGACGGGCGACAAAATAACGAGAGCTAGGCCCTTCGCCGCCGCCGCCGCGAACGGGAACGTGAGGCTGGTCAGGGCGCCATGGCTGACCGACTGGATGGACGAAATGTCCACTTTCCCCGAAGCCGCAAACCACGACGACCAGGTGGACTCCGTCGTGGGCGCCTACACGTTTCTTGCCGGATTGGGCTTGCCTTTTAGGAGACCGACCACTATCCTCGTGTGAACTAACTATCAACGAGGAGCATAACTAAATGAGCGATGGCAAAACCGTCAAGGAGCTCGTGGACGAGATTTCCACGATTCTCATGCAAATAGACGCAACGATCACCAAGTCAAGCGATGAAAAATCGATCGAGGAGATCTGCTCGCAGTTGTCCGAAGTTCATCGTGCAAAAACCGAAATGGCCGTCACCTACGATTCGGTCGTCAATTACGTCGCCGAAAAAATGGCGGATATTCCCGAGGTGGTTCTCGGCGACGGCACGAAACTCGAGAAAAAGAGCGCTTACGACAGAAAGTCGTGGCGACACGAGGAGCTCGCCGACGTCGTGGCTAGGCGCATCGTGCAGATGTCCACCAATCTCGATACCGGCGAAGTTTCGGCCACTCCCGAGACGGTCGGCAAGGAGATGCTCAAGTATTTGCAACCCTCGTATTGGCGCGTAAAGGAGCTCTCCAAGCTCGGCGTGACCGCCGACGAATACTGCGATGTTTCCGAAGAAAGCAAAACAAGCGTCATCGTAAGGAGGCCCAAACAATGACAACCAACGAAGCAATCAGCAATCACTACCCAGCATTGGCGGAACCATTTCCCCAGGAAATGGAAAGAACCGTCAACAAGGGCGGAACCGCGCTGACCTACATCCCCGTTAGCGAGGTCATCAACAGGCTGAACAAGGTTCTCGGGGTCGACAAGTGGTCGTTCACGATCATCAGGTGCGAGCGCGATGCGGCCGATCCGGATTTCGTCGTTGCGCACGTTCGCATCGAGTATTTCATCAGCGAATTCCATTCGATCTCAAGGGACGGTTTCGGCGGACAGAAGATAAAACGAACGAAGCAGGGTCAGATACTCGATCTCGGCGACGAATTCAAGGGTGCGATTTCCGACGCCCTGAAGAAAGCGGCCCAAACTCTCGGCGTCGGTCTTTACCTGGCCAGGAGCGACGACGCAATGGAGGCCGAACAGGCGATGGACGCAAGTTCGTCCGATGCGGAACCAAGCGGCAAGTCGATCATGTGGCAAAACTTCGTCACAATCGCAAAGTCGCTCGACCAGGACCAAAAATCGAAGATGCGCGAAAGATGGAACGAGCACTCCGGAGGCAAAGCCGTACCCACGAACATCGATGCCGTATCTCCGGAGGATCTCGAGTTCATTCTTGCCGAAGCCTCGAAGCTCAAGTTCGAATAACGGAAACCATTTTGTCCGACCTTCCCTACGTTCTGCCGGACTACGTTTCTCCGTCGTCGCTTTCCACTTATACGCAGTGCCCGCTGAAGTACAAGTACTCTCGGATAAACAAGATCGCCGAGCCACCGACCCAAGCCACGCTTCTCGGAAACTTCGTGCACGACGTTCTCGAGGCCTTCTACGGGCAGCTCGAACAAGACGAGAGAACGGTTTCGTCCCTTCGCTCCCTTAGCACTACCACCTGGGGCGAGGGAGATTGGGCCAACAGGATATCGGGAATCGTCAAAAACGAGGAAGCCCAAATGTTCCGATGGAACGCCTGGTGGTGCCTGGAGAATTTGTTCAAGGTCGAAAACCCGAAAGCGGTCGAGGTCAGCGGCGTGGAAACCGAGCTGAACGGGAAAATATTGCACGTTCCCGTAAAGGGCTTCATCGACAGGTGGTTTTCCGCCAACGGCGAAGTTCGCATATCGGACTACAAAACAGGCAAAACACCGAGAGAGCCGTACGTCGACGACAAATTCGTGCAATTGCTCATCTATGCGACGGTTTTGGCGCAGGAAATAGACGAAAAAGTCACCCACGTGGAATTGCTTTACCTCAAGGACGGAAAAAAGTTCGTACGCGACGTATCGGCGACGATGATCGATTCCGTGTCCGAGATGGTGGCGAAAACCTACGACGCCATCGTCGCATCTTTCAACAACGACGACTGGCCGGCAAATCCGACGAAACTCTGCTATTGGTGTCACTACAAGAACAACATATGCGAATATTGGAGAAAGGAAAATAAATGATGAACCATGCGATAAGCGACGATGCTTTTGCCCACATGGTGGCCCAAGAGGTAAAAAACAAAGCATCCGAAGAGCACAGACAATTCCTGATGCAGCCCGGCAACGTCGATAGGTGGTTGAGGACCCTCGATGCCCTGCTCGACAATCTAAATAGGCAAGTCGAATCCACGCAGGCCGACATGGAAGCCGACTGCGAGAGATACGAGCGACTCGGCGAGGACGGCGTGGTCATGCTCGCCGAAGCCAAACATTACTACGAGCAAAAAATCAACAAAGTCGAAAAATTCAAGTTCTACGTGATCAAAAGAATCAGCGAAGTTGCGGCGATAACCTCTCAATACAAGTCCGGCAACGTGGACAACGAAAAAATGCTGTTGATGTGCAAGGATGCGATAATCGCCCACATGCGGTATCTTCGTGAACATGACATTGAGACGACGCCAGCCGATGAAGCGCTCTACAAAGCCGCGGAGGGGGTCTGGGCTTTCGACCAAATCCCGTCTCCGGACGAAGACGAAAATAAAACACAGGTCTAAGAAAAAAGAAGCGGAATACGTAGATAGACGCAAAATCGTTTCGCGTTTGTTGCAAGAACGCCCTTGGTGCGAGGCGTGCCCGAAGTACGCCGCCAAAGACGAAAAAGTTACCTACGTTCGGAGAAAATCCCAGGACATCCACGAGTTGAAAAGAAGATCGCAGGGCGGATCCATATTGGAAGAGGAAAATTTGATGGCGGTTTGCCGTCGCTGTCACGAACGAATAGGCGCAAATCCTGCGGAATCTTTCGAATTGGGATTGTCAATACACGGTTGGGACAATAATAAAAAGTCGTAAAACTATTACCTGTTTCTGTAATAGCTATGAAGATACAATTTCCCCAGGTAACTCGACAAGGAATGGGGGTGATCCAATCTGGCGGTTAATTCCGCAGCGGGTCGCCCACTCGGGCACCTAGTCCCCGGGGAGTGCAGGCCCCGGGGGCTACCCGCAAATCGATGTAGTTTCTATCCGTGGAAAAAATATACGGCTTCATGGGGTTGGATTTGTCCTTATCGTCCACGGGCTGGTCGACAGCGGGGCAGACGGGGGCAATAACGCCGAAAACCAACGGCACACAAAGACTGGTAGACATATCCCTGAGTATCAAGGAGTTGATCAGATTTCATGGCGTCAGCGCCGTGGTAATGGAGGGGTACGCATTCGCCGCCAGGTCGGGACAGGCTTTTTCCATAGGCGAGTTGGGTGGTGTGGTGAGATACGTTCTTTGCGGAATGAACATTCCGTTCGTCGTCGTGCAGCCCACGACCAGGGCGAAATTCGCCACGGGCCGCGGTAATTCTTCCAAGAGCGAGGTCGTTTCGGCGGTTTCCGCGAGAACCGGAATCGTGTGGTCGGGGTCCGGAGCGGACGACATGTGTGACGCATGGATACTCGAGGAAATGGCCTTGCTTCGGCGTGGTGAGGCAAGATACGATTGGCCCGAATCAAGCGTCGCCGTAGTTAATGGCGTTGATTGGTCGCCGATAGAAAACTACAAAGGACGTTGCAGTGACTCGAACCAAGCCGATTAGCCAAGTAGAAGTCGAAGAAGAACTCATGAGATTGCTCGAATTATTGGAGCAGGAGACGGAGGCCTTCGAGACTCTCTCCATGGACGCGGCCAAAAAAGAAGCCTTGTACAAATCAAACTGGGCGAAGTCGTATCTCTCGGCGAAAGGATCGATCAAGGAACGCGAAGCCTGGGCCGATTACCAAATGAACGACGAGAACTACGACTACAAAATCTCCGAAGGTCTCGTGAAAGCGAAAAGGGAGAGACTCCTCTCCCTCAGGACATCCATCGATGCGTTACGAACCCTCAACGCCAACGTGAGGGCCCAGGTCTGAAATGAGTCGACACAAAATTCACGAGTCGCTCAAAAACCTGGAGATGGACGTTTCGGTACTGGTTCCTCTCGAGAGAAATCCGAGGATAGGAAACATAGAGGCGATAGTCGCTTCGTACTCGGAATTCGGACAAGTAAAACCCATAGTCGCTCGACCGAATCCTGACGACGGGACGTATACCGTCATAGCCGGGAACCATCAGCTGGCCGCGGCAAAGAAGCTGGGTTGGGAAAAGATCGCCGTTATCGTCTACGACGTCGACGAAAACAGGGCGAACGCTTTCGCGTTGGCCGACAACAGAACCACGGAGCTGGGCAACACCGATCAGTCCATAGTTCTGCAACTGATGTCCGAGGTTTCGTCCGAATATCAAGATTTGTTGCTCGGGCTCGGCTGGGACGATTTTGAGATTGCGTCCATCTCCACCGACATAGTCGTCAACGAGACCAACAACAATAGGGGCGGCTATCTCGCTCCGACCATGGTCAATCCATTCCAAGACGATTCCGTCAAGGAGTTGGTCGTCTCCGTGGAGGAGGACGGCGAAACAAAACTCGTGGCCACCTCGGAGGTCGACGAGAGCGATGCGGTGACCAGGGGGAGCGTCGCCGTGGGCGTCAAAGGGGGGGAGCGAGCCGTCGTTCAGTACACGCTCGTCTTCGACGACGCCGATCAACAAAAAAGATGGTACGACTTCATTCGTTACCTGAGGAACGATCCCGCCTACGTCGGCGATACGACGGCATCGAAGCTGATCGATTTCGTGAATTCAAACGCGGATTTCTGATGCCGCGAAAAAGGTTGTATTTGGACATCAACTGCGTCGAGGCGGCGAGGCAAAGAATACGCCACGTCTACGACACCTTCGACACCGTTTGCGTTCAGTTTTCCGGCGGGAAAGATTCGACGGCGGTTCTCTACTTGGCCAAAGAAATTCACGAAGAGCGCGGGCTCGGCCCGGTGAAGGTCATATTCAGGGACGAGGAAATGGTTAGTCCGTTGGTCCTGGATTTCGTCAATAAAGTAAAAAACTACGACTGGGTAGATATGGAGTGGTACTGCATGCCCTACGGAGCGGAGGTCTGGTCCATGGGCGTACGCAGAACCGAGGTGTTGTGGTCCAAGCAAAGAGAGAACGAAGGAAGATTGGTAAGGCCGATACCCGATCATGCCATCACCGCCGAATCGTTCGGACTCAGCAGGGACGCACCTCTCCCCGATTCGATCGACTACTACACGATGCAGGGCAAGAAGGGCAAAACGGCCTTCATAACCGGCGTAAGGGCCAACGAATCCATGGTTCGTTATCGTTCTTTGGTTCAAAAGCTTCACGAGAATTACATAGTCGTGCCGTACAAGTCCAAGCGAAATCTTCCGCTTCGTTTCGCAAAAGTCATTTACGACTGGACGACCGACGACGTTTTGAAATTCATCACCGAGGAGCATGGAGCCGAGTACTGCGCCTACTACGACGCCGCGGCCATAACCGGCAGCAACACGAGGGTCGGAATACCCCTTCACTCGGTTGCGATTAGAAGAATCGGTGATCTCGTCGCCACCGAGCCGGATTTTTTCGACCTCCTATACGAGGTGTGGCCCGACATAGACGCACAAAGGAGACTATGGCAGGATTACGACGTCGAAAGATTGATCATGCTCTATGCGTCGGAGGGCTGGGCCGGAGTAAGGGCGTGCATAGAGGACCATGCCGGCGACAGGGGCGTAAAGATGTACGCAATGGCTTACGCCGGAAAATTCAGGGCGAAAATGGCCAACGACCCGAAAAGCTATCCGATTCACTGGTTGGTCAGGAACATAATCCTGAACGACTTCACGACCAACGCACCGACGCCGATAGGCCCCGGGACTCGCGCTTATTCCATATCGCTGGCACAGGAGAACGACGATGAAAATTGAATCTATAAATCCAAAAGATATTCTTCCCTCTCCGTGGAGGGCCACCTATATTCTCAAGCCCGATCTTTCCTTGCTCGCAAAATCCATAGAAAGATACGGCTGGACGAGTCCGATATTGGTTTCGTCGAGAACGATGCAGGTCATAGACGGACATGAGCGAAGGAATTTGGCCATCGCCCACAAGCTTTTGACCCAAGAGGGCGGAACGGTTCCGGTGATCATGTACGACGTGAGCGAGACGGACGCAATGATGATGCACGTCGTCGCGAACAGGGCTAGGGGAGCGATAATGAACGCAAGACTGTCCCAGATCGTCAGAACCGTGTCGATGTCGGGAACCCACAACGAGAACGAAATAATGGAGGCCATGGGAATAGGGGCCATGGAATTCAGGATTCTCATCGATGGATCTCTCGTGAAGTTTAGAAAAGTCGCCGACCACGTTTATTCGAAGGCTTGGGTTCCGGTGGAGGCGAAGAGCGACGAAAAACCGTCAATGGAGAGGCCTCCGAACAGGGACAGATAGCTATTTCGTAAATATATTGCCATCTGGTGTAAAATTCAATCAATCGTCGCGCCGGAGGTTCTCGATGCCAAATCCACTACCAGTACTTTGGCCCGGCACTCCGATGGCCCAGGCGAGACTAGCCAACGAGTTGCAGCGAGTCCTGGAAGAGTTCAGGCAGCGAGCCGGCGTAAGGCCCAGCACACTTCCCGAAATAGAATCGGCGGTCGGTCAGGCTCTCGACGTGGCCCTGCCCGCTCCGGCGACGCCGGCGGAACAAACCGCCAGACCATCCCTCGTTAGAAGAGCCATAAGATACGCGGCGAATCGGCTCGCCGATGCACTAGAGGGTTCGGGGCGAAGAAGAGCGGCGAGAGGTCAGGGTCGCCAACTGGCTAGGGAGTTGGCCCGTAGATTTCGCGGCAGATAAGCCGAGATAAAAAATGCTCGTTTCCATAGCGGACCTCAAGACATACATGGACATCAGCCTGACGGCTCGTCAGGAGGATGCTTGCGAGATGATCCTGCTCGGACTGCAGAGCGAAATGGAAGCGTACCTCGGTCGGCCGGTGGAGCAGGAGGAGTACACCGAGGAACACGTGATTCCCTCTTATTTCCAGGGCGTTCCTGCTACTTCTTTTTTCTACGACAAAAGCTTGGATACCACCGGCGACACGATGAATTACATTCAGCCATCGCAGGTAATATCGCTTCGCAACTCCCCGGTCGCCTCCGTGAAAAGCGTCAGCATAAGAAATCTTTCGTCGTCCGCCACGTACCTCGGGGAAGCCCTTCAACGAGACGCAGTGATCACCAATGCCACGGTTTCGGGGGAATTCGCAACCTATTTCTCCGTCAACGATTTCAGGGTCGGACAATGGGTCGACGTTAGGGACGTAACCCCAAGCACGTTGAACGTCGCTTTCGCTCAAATAACTGATGCGAACGCATCATCGTTCACCCTCAAGAAACCGGGAATAACGGGAACGTACGCGTCGGGAGGAAGGGCAAAAGCTACCGGCAACGATTACACGGTACACCGCTACGGAATAGAGCTGTACAGAGGTTTCCCCAACGACGTGGTAACCGTGGTTTACACGGGTGGACTCGACGGCAATCAAATAAAAATGCTGAAATTGATGATTCTGCGAGCGGCCACTAGGGAAATGCAAAACATGCACGACGACACGGTCGGAATGAAGGATTTGACGACCAGAAATGTTGCACCGCTTGAAACCGGATTCTTGGAGAAGGAGCTCAACGCCATAAAGGCCTACAGGCGCAGAAGGATAGCCTGATGAAAAGAAATAGAAATTCTTTCGGGGACAGGGTTAGGAAAGCCCAATCATCCGGAAAAGAACTCCCTAATCTTCCCAAGAAGGGCGGTGGCGTATCCATAGCCATCGACGCCAAGACCAACGAGCGTTCGTGGGTTAAGGCGCGGGGAGAGATACAGGCCTTCGAGCAAGCGATACACGCGATAGGAACCCCGGAGTCAAGTGCCGGCGCCACCCACATGAGGGGCGTCTACAAGCTCATGCGAAACATGTACGGCAGATCGAAGTCGTGCATACCACCGTTGGCCGAACCGCTCAGACAGTCCGTCGCAATGATGAACGCCGCCAACTTCGCCGCAAACGGTCTACCGTCGGGCGGATGGGCACCACTCAGCGCCGCGTACGGGGCGTGGAAGGCGGTGCGCTACCCGGGCAAACCGACCATGGTCGCCGACGGAACTTTGTTCACGAGCTTGACCACCGGATTGACGGTGGACAAAATGAAAAACGATTCGATCGAATTCGCCAGCAAGGTGAATTACGCCAAATGGCACCAATACGGAACGACGAGAATGCCCATGCGCAGACTCGTTTACGAGTCCGATGCGGCGAGCGGACTTTGGGCAGGTCTTATCGGCAAGTTCGTCAGGGCGGGAACAATCGGACCGGCCGGAGGAATTAGATAATGTCCGCCGAACTTCAATTCGAAGGAATGTACGGCCCGCAGTTCGCCAAGGACTTCGTGAACGACTACTTGAAATTGGAGATACCCAAAAGATTGATCAAGTATCGGAATCATTGGGGAGTCTCGAACGAAGAAATGCCCGACCCAGAGGAATACATCGACTACGAACCGATGGCGATGGACAAATGGCCGATAGTCATAACGGTCGCGCTTTCTGGAAGGGGTTTCACGAGAGTCGGACACATGAGATACGGAGATCCGGAGTATTCGGTCAATTACAGCATGAGAACCTACGTTTGGGCCCGAACCGAAGGCGAAAGAGCGACCACGGTAATGCGGGACAGACTGATAGTCGTAGTTCGTTCCGCTTTGATGGATCACCCTTGTCTAAAAAGGGCCAACCCGAAAAGGGAGGCGATAATAGACGAGTCCACGATCACCGAGGAATATTCGGAACTTACGCTTTTGAAGGGGGACAGATTTCTCGGTGGCGCCTACGTCGGGTACGACCTGAGGATAGAGGAGCCGATCGTCAGGGAAAAGATCGCCGACTTCGGTGAAGTTCAAATCAATTATCAACAGGCTGGATTAAACGAGGAACTTCAATGACTTTCTTTTTGTTTCAAAAAATTCAAAACACAAGAACCAAAGAGTTGATCGGAACCACGCAGGTCGCCAACGTCACCTCGAGACCGGTCGTGGTCACCGACGACGGTCATGTTTTGCTGCCGGGCCAAGTGGCCGCCGTCCATGCGGATGACAAGACATTGGCCAAAGTTATAGAGAAAGGCTTGGTGACGGGGGTCGGCTATTCGCTTGCCGATCATTCTTCGGGCCAAACCAGCAAGAGGGCCGGGTCGGTTGTCCCAAAAGGTCGGCGGTCTTCAAAGGGCAGTGCTGCCCGACCAAAAGATGAATAGATTTATTGTGATCGCTATTGCAAAAACCAGCTTTATTCAAAACGTGTATTTTCTGCAGGCCATACAATGCTATTATCACTACTGACAAAAACCCGCACTCGGAAACGGGAATCGGAGGATTTTAAATGCCTGGAGTAGTTCTAACGACGTCGGTGGTCACTGGCCCAACGACAATCACTGTCGCGCCCACGTCAACGCTCTTCATCGCTGGCGTCACCGAAAGAGGACCTGAGGGTTCTGCTTTCCTAGTTCAAAGCCTCGCCGACTACGAGGAAATTTACGGTGGATATGTCGCCGAAGGATACGTCCATCAGTCTTTGCAGACTTTCTTCGAGGAGGGCGGCTCGCGGGCGTACGTATCCAGAGTCATAGACCAGAGCAACGCTCTTTCGGCGTCCGTCGCACTACTCGACTCGAACACGGACGACGCTTTCATTTTGGTCGCATCCGGAGAGGGAACCTGGGCTCACAACGGCGCACTGGAGGCCGTGGTTTCGCAACCCACTGCAGGAGAGACGTTTAGAATCAGGGTTCTACTCAATGATGACATCGTGTATTCGACACCGGTGTGCTCGACCATCGGCGACGCCATAGAGGAGATCAACAACAGCTCCATAGCCGCGCTTTACGTGCAGGCAGTCGCCGGAGATCCGGGTGCCGAGATTCCGGCCGAAGGCACTTACAACTTCGCCGGTGGAAGCAACGGTTCGACGCTCGTCGACTCAGACTTCACCGTCGCCCTGAACGCTTTCATCAAGACGCTCGGACCGGGCGCAGTGTGCATGCCGGGCAAATTTGGAAACACCGTATGGACGGCACTCATGACGCACGCAGCAGCCAATAACAGGGTTGCACTACTCGGCTTCGACAGGGACGAAACACCGTCCGAAGTGATCGCATCTGCGGGAACCCTCGCCGATGCGACCGGCGCAGAGCACTCTGGCTGGTTCTACCCGTGGGTAAAGATCGAGAGAAACGGTCTTACCGTTTCGGTCCCCTGCGAGGGCTACGTCGCCGCCAAGAGAGCGGAAACGCACAACGAGCTCGGCTCTTGGCAGGCATATGCTGGAATCAGGACGACCGGAGAATTCGTAAAAGGAACTTACAGGTCGCTTACCTCTAGCGAGGCCGACGACTTGAACGACCAAAACGTCAACCCGATCAGAGTGATCAACGGCGACGTGAGGATCTACGGAGCCCGTTCGGCGTCCGAAGACGTCGAGAACTACAGGTTCCTCACCGCGAAGGAAGTCGTCAACGACGTCGTCTCCAAGGCTGAAGAGCGCCTCGAGCGCCTGGTGTTCAACGTGATCGACGGCAGGGGAACCCTGTTCGGCGAAGTGCAGGCGACCCTGACGGGTATCCTCGCTCCGATCGCACAGGCGGGTGGCCTCTACCCGATGTACGCCGAAAACGGTCGTCTCATCGACCCCGGCTACAAGGTCACCGTCAACGAAGCCCTCAACCCGGTCACCCAGCTCGCGACCGGCACGGTCAAGGCGAGGGTCGGAATGAGGGTCTCCTCGATCGGCGACACGATCGAGGTCGAAATCAGCAAGTCCAATCTCACGGCTTCTCTGGCCTAACGGAGGGAATAGAACATGGCGAAATACTCGCAAAGGCAAATCTTGGCTAAGATCGAGGCGATCAACCCGGCTCATCCGGACCTGACCAACTACTTTGCCCAGGTTTCTGGTGGGGAAATCACCGCAGCCGTGGAGAAGATCTACGTCGGTGGCGAGAAGTTCCCCGAGCTGCTCTGCGCTCCGTCAGAAGTCGGCGACGTGACTGTGACTCGTCACTATTCCGACGAGGATCGGCCCAGGCTGAACTCAATCCGCCAGCACGTGGGTCGCGCCTACTACAACGTCACGATCTACTACCTCGATTGCGACGTTGCCAACGGCAAGCCCGACAGGCAGTACAACCAGTGCTTGCTGGTCGGTTTGACCGAGCCGGACGGCGACTCGTCCTCGGGCGCTCCAGCTACCTTCGCCTTGACCTTCTCGGTCAACGGAGGCCCGGCACCGCTCACCTACAACTAGGGGTTACGTCGGTCCGATCTTCCACGCGCTAGGTTCTAGCCCATGGCAGAACACACCGAAAAAGACGAAACACTCCTTGATCAACTGAAGGCCGTAGTGGCTAAGAAAGTTGAACGACCTCAGGTATTCATCGAAGTACCGGAACGACCGGGCGTGAAGCTCCTCATCAGTCCGAACGTCACCCAGCAGCAAATTCGCGCGTGGCAAAAACAGTGCGGCAGCGAAACGCAGAAGGGATTGGACGCGACAAAGTTTGCGTGCACGGTCATAGGACAGACCGCAAAGGGCGTTTTCCTGAACGGCGAAGAAGTACTCGAGGACGGTCAGTGGCCGTTGACGTTCGCATCGAAGCCGATGCTGGATATGACGGGAGCCGATAGGGCGATTCCGGATTGCGTGCAAAAGTTCTTCGGACTCGACGCGCACGTGGAGGCCGCGGCTCTCGCGATCATCGACGCATGCGGATTCGGCGACACGATTCAGACCGAGGCAACAGAAAACCCTTCGAATCAGCAATAGACGAACTCACCGACGATCCCCGCGTGATGGCGGCGGCGAGACTCGGTGAATTGTGGGGAACGGACCCCGTCAAATTGCTGGATTCAAGCCCTGAGGAATGGATCATTAGATACGCCTGTGCTAAAGTTATAGAGGCGGATCGCCAAAAAGAGCAAGCGGAAGCGGGTCGCGCTAGCCGTTGAGGTTCGCCAATACCAAGGGAGCCCCTAGGTGGCCGATGAAATAGTCACAATACGCATCGACTTCAAAACGAACAAGAAGGATATGGCGAAGGCCCTCGCCCAGATGCAGGGTCTAGAAAAAGCGGCCGACGACCTCGGTGACTCCAACGAGAGGCTCACCAACAAGACCAACAAAATGAAAAAGACGTTCTCGGACCTCGACGAGCCACTGGCCGCGATGTCGAGAAGAATGAACCAGTTGAGGGTAGGCGGTCAAAGGTTCGAGAGAAACATGAGCATCGGACAGAAAGCGATGCTCAAATTTCAAAAAGCCGCGCGCTTGGTGTTCTTCGCATTGGTGGCTCTCGTGGGAGAGTTCGTGATAACGGCAGCGACATTGGCCTCGGTCAACTTGGCATTCAAAGCCGGTCAGTGGGCCCTTAAGGCGTACAATGTCTCGCTCGGTTTGGTCGGAGCGGCGTTGGCGAGCGTCGTAGCGGGAGTTACGGTGGCCATAGCGGCGTTCAAGGAGTACCAAGCGGCGCTCGTTGCATTTCAATACAAGGGCGCCAACATATACGGAAGCGCAATAGGCGCATCCTCGGCGGCGATGAGAACGCTCACGACGGACACGAATCTTGCGACGATGGGCGTACAACAGCTCACTCAGGCGTACACCGCGATGGCTAGGTCCGCCAAGGTTAGCGCCGTCCAGTCCAAGGCTCTTTCAGGTGCGATGGATTTCCTTGCGGGAGCCGAGGATCAGGGAAAGTCGTTTCAGGCGATGGCGAACTTCGTCGGCCTTCTCACCAAAAACAAGAAAGTCACCGGCGAGGTGACCACCGCTGCCCAAGGCGTAAGCAAAGAATTCGCGAAGGCGGTCGCGGGACAAAAAGACAAATCCTCCTCGGCGATACTTGCATCGATGGCAAGCGGCGACCTGGCCGCGGCGGCAGGGCTAAAGGGCGGATTCGAGGCGCTCAAGGGAACCGTCGTAGCCCAATTCAAACAGTACACGACCTTTCTCGCTAGGGACTTCTCCGACTTCGGCGAGTTCCTGCTCAACGATCTCAAAGAGGTGATGAACTCCTATTTCAAAACGATCAGGGACACGTTCGCCAAACTGACTCCGGAGTTCATGGCCTTCGCCAAGGGACCGCTGTTCAAGTCTTTGATAACCATGGGCGACGCAATGGGCAAGTTCGCCATCGTACTAATGCGCAAGTACTTGCCGATGATTCAGGGAGCCGGCGCATGGCTTAGAAAAACATTTTTTGACATACGAAAAAGTTTCAATCAATTCGTCGACTCTCTGGAGAAGTTCAGAAAAGGATCGGAAATAATCACCAGAACATTCAAAGGGCCGATACTCGCGATATTCAGAATATTCGGTCGCAACGCAGAGCAACTCGGTTATCTGGCCGAGGACAACGAAGAACAGTTCCTTGCGTGGGGAACCTCATTGGAAACCCTGATTTTTGCGATAGGTGATTTTTTCGCTGAACTTAAAGTTGCGTTCACGGAAGCCCTGCCGGTGCTAACTGCGGTCGTGAACGCACTGGCGAAGATCGTCAGCTTCATGGGCAACATCATCGGACAGGTCGGAAGATTCAACCTGTTCGGCGGCGGAATGAACGGTGGCGAAGGAAGAAGCGGGACCATCGGAGCGGGCCTTGGACCTGGTGTCGGTTCGCTACTGACTCTTGGATTGATGTTCGGAGCGTACAAGGGGCGAAGATTCGCCTATAGGGATAGATTTTACAGCACCAAGGACCCCGCCTCGATGGCGTCTGCCTATGCGTCAAAATCCGCGCCGAGAAGTTTCGGTGAGCGACTTTTCGGCTCCGCTCCGAGAATGTTCACTCCGTCCTATTGGCGAGGAGGTGGAGCCGTTGGGGCAAACGAATACGCCGCCTCCATGGCGGTAGGGCGAAAGCGCGAAGCCATCGGAATGGACCCGAGACTCGGCTACCTCATGGGAGGCATCGGTCCGGACAAGATGCTCAGGGATCCGACAACGGGTCAAAGAATCGGTTTCAGGAGCGTGCAGGACTATCGCAATTACATGGCCACCGACCCTAGGGCTATCGCCACAGTTCAAGGAGCGAGAAACGCAAGAGGACTACAGCATATAGAAAATAATTTGCGCGCTTCAGGAATGAAGGAAAGTGAAATTCAAAGACGAGTGAACGCTGTTGCCGTACAGCAAATGGCAAAAATGAACGACG